CTTAGGTTCTATTACCAATTCATCCTCATAGCGCTCACCATTAAGCCAAGTGCTTGCATGGGGTATAAATTCTAACTCAGTTTCTTTTGCTTTCCAGTAGTCGCAATGTACGCTAATAGCTTTTGCAGCCATAAGCTGTTGTGCTTCTGTAAGTCGTTGCCAGCACTTTCGTGCAACTGCTTTATTAACTTTGCGTGGATAAATAGACCAAAATTCATCAAACATTCTCCTCTCCTATTGTAGGGTGCGTGGGCTTGTAGGTGTAGATGGACTAGCTGGTGTTGTGTATTGCGGTGTACCTACTACGCCAGTTGTATAACCACTTGGGCTTGTAAATACAATCTGATTAGGGTAAATAGTAGCAGTCTGAGTGGTGTAACCCATAGGGTTTACAAATTGGGCTGTGTTTCCTTGAATCTGTACTGTACCTTGACTGTAACCTTGTGGGTTTGTCATCTGATAAGTTTGTGCTTTAGCTGGTATTCCGTATGCAAACATACCACCTAATATTGCACCTAATAAACAAGCGCCTAATAAGTCTTTCATTTTTAAACCCCTTTAAAAATTGCCCCTGTAGGGGCTGTTAATTAATTTGTGTAACCTTGTGCTTTACGAATTGTTTTTTCGGTTGGAGCTTTTAAAACTGTTGCTTTAAATTCTTCACCATTAGCGTAAGGAAGTGCATTAGCAATTATGTCAGTAGCACGGTCTTGGTCAATATTAAAACCATCCTCTACCCATGTTTCAGCAATTTCAAATTCTACAGTCCACTTATATGTTTTCATTTAATTCCCCTTTGTTACTCGTTATTGAGTAATAACAGTTTCGTACTGTTTTTTGGTATTGTCACTAAGTATTTTCCCTAATGTTGTATTTATGGTACTTATAGGTATTAGTTAGGTTATGTTATTAGTACCTATAGGTGTTAGTAAGGTCTTTAATAGTAATTCCAAGAGGTTTAAGCACACCTAGCCTACCTAGGTTTGCCTTCAAATGCTTCCATTGAGGAATCGCATCACCCGACAGTCTTGCATGGTATAGGCACTATCTTCGCCACCTATATTGCGCTGTTTCAACCATTACCCCCAGTAGCGCTGTGATTCCTTTCCCCTGGTATGTCGTTAGAGCCTCAAGAAAGGAAAGTAATTCTACATTATTCTCTTTCAATAAAACTGTTGTTTTTTGGCACAATTTCAGGCCAGACCCATAACCATGATTTAGGAAACATATCTTGGCGAGTTACTAAGCCATGCGATTCTTTTTCGATAAGGGCTGCAAGCATCATTAGCTTATCAACTGGAATAGCGTTTTGTAGCTTCCATTTATTAACTGCTTGAACTGACACGCCTGTTCTTTTGCTAACGGCTTTAACACCGCCCAAAAGACTTATCATTTGCTGGTGAGTAAGATTAAGGTTCATTACGCAAGTTTAACCCCAAAGTATTATTTTTACAACACTTGTTGCAATTCTTTAAATTATGGTTTAAAGTATTACTTATAGCAATTTCGCTATGTATTTAAGGGGAACTTAAATGTCTGAATTAAACCAAGTAATGCTAGAAATGGAAGAACGCTTAGAAATAGCGCTTCAAAACATGGAATTTGGCACAGAGTTAGCACAAGACGATATTGATGTCATTCGTGCAGCTTGTGGCAAACCTAACAACAAACGCAATGTATTGCTTCAGTCTGTATTTGAAGATTTTGGTGGTATTTTTGGAAATCCTCTTGAGTCTTTTCCAACAATTAGAGGTGCAAAATGAGTCAATCTGAAAGCATTGCTAACTTAGCAAAAGCACTATCCATTGTTCAAGGACAACTTACTTATGCGACCAAAGATTCTGCAAATCCGTTCTTCAAGTCTAAATACGCTGATTTGGAGAGTGTTTGGGATTCTTGCCGTTCTCTTTTATCTGCCAATGGGCTATCTGTTATACAAATGCCTGGAAACTATTTCGAGGGCCGTATGTGGCTAGTAACACGCCTTTGCCATGCGTCTGGAGAATGGATTGAGCAAGAAATGTCTATACCAGTTGCAAAACAAGATGCTCACGGCTGTTTAGCAGCTATTACCTATATGCGTAGAGGCGCTTTGACGGCTTTCTTAGGAATTGTCCAAGCTGACGATGACGGCAATACAGCATCAAACAAAACAGAATTTAAACCAGCAGTAGTTAAAGCAAAGGAAATCTAATGTCTTATATTCCAAAAGAAGGCTCGGGGAGTTTATTCAAAAATGACCGCAAAACAACGGAAAATCACCCTGATTACACGGGTTCGATTATGGTTAATGGTAAAGAACATTACCTTTCGAGTTGGATTAAAGAAGGTAAAAAAGGCAAGTTTTTTAGCATTGCGATTGGCAAAGAAAAAGCACCAGTAGGATTTAAGTCTGCTGGTAGCGATGAAATTCAGCGCCATACCATTGAAGATGATGTTCCTTTCTAGGAGATAGCCATGCTGAGTCACATCAAAGATGTTATTGGCGAAAAGGCCATTATTACAATGGAAGCCTATGGGGTAGATGAAGAAAGAAGGTTAATTTCTTTTGAACCCATAGATTTAGAGTTAATACTCAAAGATGTGATTCAGGTATGCGCTGATATGTGCATTACTGAAATAGATAGAGAAGCAATTTTAGAATTACTTAAATAAGCATTTAAAGGGGAAATAAATGTCAGAACATTGGTACTGTGCCGTTACAGGCTCACCACGCTATACAACTACAGGTAAAAATGGAAAAGAACGCAATACAACTTTGCGAGATGCAAAAGCAGCACCAGGCACTCTCGTACCTTCCGTTTCTACAATTAACAGCCAATTATCTAAAGCTGGACTTGACACTTGGAAACAAACCCAAGTCTTGTATGCTGCTACAGAAAACCCACGATTAGATGGGGAAGATGAAAAATCTTGGATTTCTAGAATATTAGAGTTAGCCAAGCGCAAAAGTCGTGAAGCTGCTGATAGAGGCACAATTATCCACGATTGGATAGAAGCCCACTATTCGCAAGAATATGTGCCAGATATGCCAGCGTATGTCAAAACTGTAGATGAGGCTATAACGGCCCATTTTGGGGCGCAGTTATGGATTCCTGAACAGAGTTTAGTTAACGCAGCAGAAGGATATGGTGGTAAATGCGATTTGTATTGCAAGCCACACCATGACTTCTCTGGGGTCGTTATTGACTTCAAAACCACGGAGAAATTCCCTGGTGATTTAACACCCTACCTAGAGCATACACTACAGCTTGCAGCGTATAGAGAGGTTTTAGCCCCATCTGCACGATGCGCTAATGTCTATATCAATGGTGAAACAAATGTAGTCGCTATTTATGAACATAGCGAGCAAGACCTTAGAGATGGCTACCAGATGTTTCTAAATTTGGTAAATATTTATAAATTGAAAAATAAGTTAAACTAATTACGAGGCTGGCTTGGTTTCCCCTTCCATTACTCCTTCACACGAGAGTCAGCCTCACCTTCCAATGACCGAAAGCGTAAAGAAGCAAGTAGGTCGCCTTTTTGTCTCTTTTTTACAACAAACATAGGGTATATCCTTATGTCAAAGTGCATGAAACTTTAATAAATTACTTACATAGCAGGTCTTGACACTATTCAGCTTTATGGCCCTTTGGGATTTCAAACTAAAAAGACATGACCTGCTACTTTTAATTGGGGATTTATGCAAACATATATTAGTAGTGTATTTGAGGGTGAAGCCCCTTGTGACCATTGCAGTCAAAAAACAGACTGTCAAGAGTATGAATTAGCTTGTAGGGCATTTTCTTATTATGTTTTGCATGGCAGATTTCACGACCATACAGTCAGGATGCCAACCCATAACTTATTTAACAAAATCTTTAAAGAAGATGATAAAGCGTTAAAAAATTATCTTAAATCTAAGGAAGCAGAATGAACCCTATTGCATTTGTAGTTACATCAACTAACCAAGGTACTCTTATTCTTAATAAAAACGACTATAAGATGGTAGAAGATGGTAAAGGCTTTGGAGTAGGATTTTCTTTATTAAATACAGGTAGTTACGATGCAAATGAAGTAGATTTTTTAAAGATTATTTTGCAAAAAAGGCGTGAAAACTTTGGTGATGGCGTAATAGCAATAGATTGCGGTGCAAATATTGGTGTACATACAGTATCTTGGGGTAGATTAATGACAACTTGGGGTCATATTATTAGCCTAGAAGCCCAAGAAAAGATTTACTATGCTTTGTGCGGAAATATCGCTATAAACAACTGTTTTAATGTCACGGCTAAAAATTTAGCAGTTGGCGCAGAAAATGGCAGCTTAACGATTCCAGAACCCAATTATTTTAAGCCTTCTTCTTATGGTTCTTTAGAGTTAAAAGACCATCCAGAAAAAGAAGATATTGGTCAAGAAGTTACTAGCAAAAAACAAATTGGTCTAGTAACAATAGACTCTATAGGCTTGCAAAGATGCGACTTGATTAAGATTGATGTAGAACGCATGGAAGAAGAAGTATTAGCTGGCGCATGGAAAGTCATAGATGAGTGCCATCCTGTGCTGTTTATTGAAGTAGCAAAGTGTACAAGTTTAGATGCAGCCTTAACAGAACATGGTTACAAACTATACCCATTAGGCGCTAATCTGTTAGCTGTGCATGAATCTGACCCTATGCAAGTTACTGTTAATGAAAATGGGCTAACAATATGAGATATAGACCTAAATCTGCTTTTAAAGAAATGTTTAAGTATAAAAATCACATTACGCACACTCTTGAAAAGCTAGTCGCCATTGAAAGCAAAAGACGCATTGTAGAAGTGTCTAGTGGGCCATTATGGTATATCTTTGGCTACAAATTAGTGTCTAAACCTTGGTTAACTTACGAGGAAATGTATGACTGCAAATGAACTAGCTGATGAATTAGATAAGTCTAGACAAAAACCCTATACATCTGAGCATTTAGTTGGTAAAGCCGCCAATATGTTGCGCCAATTTGGGCTTGCAGAAAGCATTGTTAAACAGCAAGCACTTGAAATAGAAGAATGGAAACGCAAGTACAAAGATATGCACAACTTGGCAACACAGGCAATGAGCAAAGTACATCAATTAGAAAAAAAGGCACAAGAGAAATGATTAAAAATAACCATGACGGCACAATTACTTTAATTGATGTATGGACTGCTTGTTCTGCTTGCGGTCAAAAAGTTACTGGTGATTCTATTCATACTTGCTCGCCACAGCTAAAGACACTAACAGATGAGGAAATAATTGATATAGCTAAAGAACATATACATCAAAGACTCGAAGGAGAAAGATTTGGTTATGTTGAATTTGCTAGAGCAATACTAAAAAAGGCACAAGAGAAATGAACTATTCAGACTTTGTAATTCGCAGTTGTCGTAAAACCCCTAATTCAATGGCAGAAGCGTTTAAAACAGATGATTGGTGTGTAGCTATTACTAAGCCAAAAGAAAGCGAATACAGCGTGTTTTGGAGTGTTTTAGGGGTATTAACAACACTAGCTTTAGTGGCTTATTTAATAATTACCCGTTTTTGATATAATAACGAAAACCCCTAGTAGTTTTCGCTACATAGGGGTTTCTGACCACCACAATATAGAGGTATTGCATGGCTGACCAAATTATATCCCAACAAAAATTAAAAGAAACTTTTGATTACGAAAATGGAAATTTATACTGGAAAAATGCAAGACAAAGCATAAAAGCTGGTACTAAAGCTGGAACATTAAACCAAGATGGTTATGTTCATATTAAAGTTGATAAAAAAAGATACAGAGGTCATAGACTTATATTCTTCTATCATTATGGATATTTTCCTTTTGAGGTTGACCATATAAATGGAATAAGAAATGACAATAGAATTGAAAATTTAAGAGAAGCCACTAAAAGTCAAAACGCACATAATAAACAAAAACCAATTAACAATAAATCAGGTGTTAAAGGTGTGCATTGGAGAAAAGACGCAAATAAATGGGCTGTTGAAATAGCATTAAATGGGAAAAAATACCATTTTGGTCATTACACAGATTTTAAAGATGCTTGTTTTGTTGCTTTACAAAAGCGTTATGAATTACACAAGAATTACGCAAAAGCGCTTTAACCGTTCTTGCACATATTTAATGCTTCTTTTTCTTCATTATCGACACGCTTTAACCATCCTGCACCAAAGATAGGAAATGTCTTTAATGAACGGTAGTATTCCCGCCTAGTTTCTGAGAATTTTGAGATAAGAGTTGCACTATTAGTTGCGAGAATAAGGCTTCTTGTTGCTGGGCCAATAACTCCGTCAGGTACACATCCAAGAGATTGTTGAAGCAATTTAACGCTTCTGCCTGGGCCTGCGTTAACTGCCATTGAAAAACTAAGCAAGTCGAGTCCCCTAGGTAATACTTCTCCATAGCAAGGCCTCCAGTATCTTTGTTCATATAAAGGTGCTACAAGGTCAGGAGTAAGGTTTTTCATACTATTAACAGGATGACCTACCCATTCTTCCCAAACCGCTTTAGTAACGCCTAGATTCGTTTCTCCGCCTGGGTCACCTTTAAGGCCTTGTGCGCCAGTCCAACCACCTTCAGACTTTAAAACTAATGCTAAACACTCTTTAAAATTGTTCATTTAATGCCTATTTGGGCGTTTATCCATTCTTGCAAACTAACTACTTGTTGGGTTGTTTCTGAGCAGGAGCCAGCAAGAACATTGTAGGCGGTGATAACATCAACTGACTTGGGGGTAGTGGAAAGTCCTGACACTTGACTGCTGTTACTGTTCCACACGCTTGTAGATTTGTAATAATTCCGCAAAGCAGCAATTTTTGCATCGTATTCATTGGCGATTCCTTTAGTGACTAAAGCGTGTTGTTTTTGGATTGACTCGACATGGGCTTCTTGTATTTTGGCAATAGCCTCGACTTCTACTTTAAAATTAACATATTTGTTATGTTGATATTTTCCATAACCAAAACCAGCTAAAGCTATAACGCTTAAACCAGCCATAATCCATGTACTTATAGGCAATGGAAACATTAAACAATCCTTGGTGAAAAAGCAAAAGTAGCAGGGTAATCTTTTATAAGTGCGGTATTGTCAACCCATTGTGTAGGAGTAATAAACCCTGGTTCTACGAGGGCCTTGATGTTCCAGCCAAAGTTTAAATATAAACACTTAGAACCTAATTTCTTGTAATAAACCCATTGAAATAGACCATGACCTTTAACAAGGATATGACCAGGTTTTGTAGGGCTACAGTCTAAATCGCCTGAATAGCTCATTCCTGTAGAACCATCAAAGGTTTTTACGGCAAAGCCGTAGAAAGGATTTCTCCATAACCAATGGCATCTTGACCACCAACTAGGGGGAAATAAATTTTGAAAAGTATGGTCACCATCTAAGCTATTGTCTGGAGTTTGAAACCATGACAAAAACTTAAATAATCTTGGCCCATTTCCTTGCTTTGTAGCGTTGTCTAACCAACCTACTTGATTAGACTTAAATAGCACGATTAATGGTGCTAATGGATAAGTTAACGCTGTGCCAATTAGGTTAATAATGACTAAAAACGGATATAAGATGTAGTTCATTCTACAGGCCCAGTAGTAAGAAAACGCAATATAGCCACAATAATACCAATGCCAACCAGCAATACGCCATAGTATCTTTCGCTTATAACTGACTGCAAATATGAAAAATTATCAAATAAAGCACCAAAAATAACCAACGCAAGCGAGAACCACATAGTCCTCGATTGACGCATACGCTTCATTTGTGAAATAAAAAACTGGTAATGTAAGTAATAAAACCGCCAACAATAGAAGCGATTGTCATCCCCATCCAAAAACCGCCTTTTGACTTATTGGCAAGTTCTAATAATTCTTTAATGTCCCTATCCATTGAGTCCACTTTAGCTTGTAGATTCTCAACTTGATTGACCAAGCCACCAAATTTAAACATATCAAAATCGTCAGCCATGTCAATACTCATTTTTTAGGTTTACGGGTAGTTGCTTTTTTAACTGTCTTTTTAACAACTTTTTCAAATTCAGGCGCTACATAAT